AGGCTGGAGAAGCTTTCATAGATGAAGAAGACCAGCCTAAAAGTTTATTAGCGAGAATTGAATAATGAATCCTATTGCACAATTAATTGCTAGACAGATATCTAAACTTTCTGGTGGGATCTATGACGAATCAAAAATAGCTACTAGTAAATTTAACGATACTATACAGAGAGGATTGCAAAGAGAAGTCATTGATGACTCTAGAGAAATGCAAGACTATGTTCTAGACGTATCAGAAAAAACACTACAGGGGAGATCAGTCTTTTTAGACACAGCAAAGTCTGATCTTGCGCCAGACATTGACCCTTATTTTGATCTTGCATTAGGTGTAGAAACAACTGTAAGAGACGCGCTTACTGACATAGGTTTTACTAAACCAAAAAGACTAGACAGTCTTTATGACGGTGAGCTTACTTCTGTACCTATAGAAGACGAGGGCCTGTACAAGCATTTATTAACACGCCTTAGAAAAGATCCTGCTGGTAAGTTTCTTACACCCGAAGGAGAAAACAGAGTTGCACTAAACACTGTGGCAGCTTTAAAAAGTCTTCCAGAATGGAAAGAATTAAAAGACCTTTTTCCTAAGTTAGAAAGTTCTCAGCAACAGAGCCGTTCTTTGCCTGCAGATTTAGAAAACAGACAAGCAAACCTCTCTGAATTTTTGAAGGGTAGTCAAGAGAAAGGTTTTGTTTTTAGGGGCGTTGACTCTGATTTTGTAGATTCAGAATGGGATCTTAGGTTTGCTCTTGCGAATGAGATTGGACCTCATGTAGGAACTTTAGGACAAGCAAATGCGTTTATGCTTGCTTCCGTAGAAAAAAGCGTTCCTAAAAGAGAGTCAAGTTTTGGAGGTAAGGAAGGTGTATTTCAAGATTATTTAATGTCGTACACTGATATTGACGGTCAGAAAATCGCAGACAGAGCATTCCTTGAAGATTTTTTTGCTGCCTCTGGTGAGGCTTCTAGAGCTTTAAGAGGTAAAAAGTTTAAAACATCAGAAGAGCAGAACGACTTTATAAAAGACCACATGGATAAAGTCAGAGTCAAACTAGGCGATAAATATAATCTTGGTTTGACCGACTCTGCAGATGCCGCGCTGTATGGTATGGCTCCCGAAATAAGACCAGCTACTATTAACAAAGGGTACATAAAAACAGTAAAGCCTTTAGATATTGGAAGAGAAGGCGACGGTTGGTACACGTCTGACATATACGAGGGAGATCCTCTTATTGGAACTCTAGCAAGAATAGTAAAGGCTATGTCTGAAGAAACAGGAATTCCTGTAGAAAAGCTAAAGGCAGATCCTATGTTTGTTAAGTTAGATCGTGATATTCAAATGACAAAGGCTGCTGGATCAATGAAACCTTCTTTTGAAAACGAGCAGATTTATAATATAGAAATGGCGTTACACAGTAGAAAGCTTAGGTCTTGGATAGGCTCTTATGGTTTTGATTCTATACGTTATAAAAATAATGTTGAGCCATCTTATGCAGGGGAAAGCCCTTACTCGTATATTTTGTTTAGGCCAGAGCAGTTTAAGTCTGTGTTTGCATCTAAGTTTGATTTCAGTGATCGGCGTTTTGGTGCAAACGAAGGTGGTTTAATTAAAGCCTTAAAAGAATTCATAGGTCTTAATGAAGAAATGCGAGAGGAAAGGATTAACTATACAATAAAGAGAGGCGATACACTTGCTAAAATTTCAGAAGAAAGCGGAGTTTCAATAGAAGACATTCAAGCCTTTAACAATATAGAAAATCCTGACAAGATTAGGGCTGGACAGTTTATAAGACTAAAAGCACCAATAGTAAAAAACCAAATGTTAGAAAACTTTGTTGACTATTTAAACCCTTTTGCAGGCGACAAGACAGGTGAAGACTACGATAGTCAAGTTGTCCAGCAGCTAAGGACTGCAGCGAAAAACGCGCTTAGGAAAGGAAGGCGAAACATTAAGTACGAAGATTACTCAGGTGCAAATGTTAAAGGCCAAGTAGGAAGTAGAACGCAGAGAGCCAAAGACAGCACGATAAGAAAGATACTAACAGGCAGTATGAGTCCCACTGAACAGGCTGGCTGGTCTGTTGGGGGCGGTCAAGTTGTAATAGAAGATGATAACGTCTATGTAACAGATACGTATGACTTTAGCCGTATACCAAAAGAAAATGTGAGGGATACATACGGGCAGGTGCGTTATATTATGGGAGAAGCTGAAGCTGCTGGCGTACCCTTCAGTAAGTTCGATAGTAAAATCTTTATAGGTAAAGTAGGAGACTTTGGCTTAAGAGCGCGTCGAGCTAAGGGTGGTCGTCTTGAAAAGAAAAAGATGAAGTGTAATAAGCCTAAGCGTACACCAAACCATCCCAAGAAATCACACGTCGTAAAAGCCTGTGAAGGCGGTAAAGAAAAAGTAATTCGTTTTGGTCAGCAGGGAGCTAAGACTGCAGGCAAACCAAAGGCAGGGGAATCTGCTAAGATGAAAGCAAAACGTAAAAGCTTCAAAGCGCGTCATAGACGCAACATTAAGAAAGGCAAAATGTCAGCTGCATATTGGGCTAACAGAGTTAAATGGTAGGAGATAACATGACAATTAGACAGGCACTTAAATCACGAACAGTACAGTATGGCGTAGCTCTTGCTGTTCTTTCAGTTCTTCAAGGCTTTGTAGGTTTTTTACCTACTAATCCAGCTGTTCAAGCAATGGTAGGCTGCGCGATTGCAAGTGGAATTGTTATACTAAGATTCATGACAACACAACCAGTGAGTAAAAAATGACAAAGAAAAGAACAACAGCAAGAAAAGGAAAGTCTCGTGTTAATGAGGCGGGTAACTACACTAAGCCAGCAATGCGTAAGAGACAGTTTAATCGCATTAAGGCTGGCAGCAAAGGCGGTGCGCCCGGACAGTGGTCAGCACGTAAAGCTCAAATGTTAGCGAAGGCTTACAAAGATGCAGGCGGTGGGTATACGTCATAATGAGTAAAAAAGATCCTAAAGTAGGCACAGGCAAAAAGCCAAAAGGCTCTGGTAGACGTTTGTATACGGATGAAAATCCTAGAGACACTGTCCCTATAAAATACGCTACACAGCAAGACGCGAGAGATACTGTCAAGCGCGTTAAAAATGTCAATAAGCCTTTTGCTAGAAAGATTCAAATACTAACTGTCATGGAGCAACGCGCTAAAGTGGCTGGTAAAAAAGCTCAAGCAGAAATAGCGCGGCGAGGTAAAGAAGCCATACGCAGACAGCACGAGAGAAAAGCTTAAACTAAGGGAAATAATTGTATGTGGACTAAACCTACTTATCAAAAGATTCGTCTTGGTTTTGAAGTCACAATGTACTTCAAGGCTGTCTAAAATTAAGGAAAGCTATAATGAAAAAAACTCAAAAGTCTTTAGCTGATTGGACAAAAGAAGATTGGGGAACCAAGTCTGGTAAGCCTTCTACACAGGGTTCAGAAGCTACTGGTGAGCGTTATCTTCCAAGAAGGGCTAGAGAGTCTTTATCTTCAGCAGAATATGCCGCCACTTCTAGAAAGAAACGCGAAGATACAAAAAAAGGTAAACAGTTTTCTAAGCAGCCTAAAAAGATTGCAAAGAAAACTGCGCGTCATCGCTCTAATCGGGGCGGCTTAGTGGCTTCCTCTATGAAAGTTAGTAAACCCTGTTGATAGCATCTATTTCTTTTTCGAGTTTAGTGTGTATATCTTCAGTAATTTGTTTAAAAGATCTGATGGCCGCTCTAACTAACACCTGATTCTCTTCTTGTCTAAAGACTTTTTTTATGTCTTTATCAGGAAGCTCAGTAAACTCAGTCATGAGCATGCCATCAGCATCAACAATAATACGAAACCCGATTATTGTTCCCTCCCTCATACGGCTATCTCATATGGTCGTAAACTATATCCAAACCTTCAAGATAATCCTGAGACTCCATCAATAGTTTTAATTGTTTTTCAATGGCTTCATAAAAGGCATCATGATCATGGAAGGCCATTGGGTTACTGATAATAACCTCAATAGCCATCACATGTTTCTTTACATCTGCCTCATAGTAAGATCGCATAGTATTTAAAATATTATCAGGATCTAACATCTTCCCCCCTTAAACCTCACAGTTATTGCCAGTGCATGCTAGTTGTTGACTTCCTTCAGTCATGTCTGACTCTTCTGAAATATTCCAATCTATTTCTGTAGGAAAATCTTTTTTTAGTTTTTCGTAAGTCTCTAAATCAACAGGCTGATAAGGTGCTTGCTTGTACGTATGTTCAGAGTAAGGTAAAAAACTTACACCACTAATCTTATCAAACTTATTGTACAACCACTGACCAACCTCAAGAAACTCATTGTCACGATAGTAACAGGTCATTGACGGTTTATGTTCACACCAAAAATCCTGATAAATTTCCCACAGTTCTAACTGCTCGATAGCACCCATCTCAGAGGCCGTCACAGCCCCGTCAGGCGATTTTATAGGGAAGGAGAATACCTTGGTACTGGGTGACCTTAAATCGTCCTCTACAGGGACTCCTGCGGCCTCAAGGACGGCACATAAAGGGTCTCTTGAGTCTGCGCGTACCGTTCTAATGTATTGAGATGAATATCGGGGATGTATTCCACTCGCACTGTCAACAAGTTGACTAACAGTGCCGCTAGGCTTGACAGCAGTAATAGCAGTAGAAATATTAATACCAAGCGTTTTAGCCCATCTTTTATTCGTCTCGATAGCTTCTTGACGTAGTTCAGTAAGCCAAGTTTTAAGTACACCTTTATCTCTCCTTCCAGACATCGTTGGATGATCCATAATGCCAGTTAAGCTAACGCCTAACAAGGCCTCCTCTTCTGTGTTGTTTTTCCACACCTTACGAAGATATCGGAAGTCAGTTAGGGTAGCCTGTAAAGTTCCAAGGATAGCTGCAACACGTACTTTTTGTTTGAGGTCTGACAAAGTATCGGAAGGCCTGACAACAACTTCTGATAAATTACAGAACTGATAGGGTCTGAGGATGATTTCGCTACATGGATTAGTTCCAAAATCATAGGTAGCATCTCGTCGCTCGTTCTTTGCAGCTTGCTTTTGACTTGCGACTCTAGAGAACATACCCCGCTCTCCTGATTTTGATTCATATAAGCTTGTCCATTCATTTAAAAAAGCCTCGAAGTCTGGCTTCTCTGTATAACACGCAGAGTTGTTAGCTAAACCGCGTTGTGGGTTGTCAACATACCATTCGCCCGATTTACATCTTCGGAGTCTGTCGTCAGTGAGGTTAGACAAACTGATGAGAGCGCTTCTCCTGACGCCGCCAACGACGACGATCTGTGCAATCTTACAGCAGATATCGTGGCATTCAATTGAGGAGAGCCTACGGCCATGAGCTTCCCGAAAGACTTCAACGGTAAAGTTAAACAAATCGACAAGAGGTTCTGGACCAGATGCTCTACCGCCGAAAGTTCTAAGCGCGGCCCCTGCAGGTCGTACTCTAGATACGTCCCACTTTGGAAGCTGACCCGAATAGAGCAAGCTAATAAGTTCTCTGTAGGCTTTAGCCCAGCCAATCTTAGAATCGGCGACGTGTATAACGGTATCGGTGTCATGAAATTCCTCTGCTACTTCTGGTAGTTTAGTTACGTATTGACGCTCAACAGAAAAGCCTACGCCTGTACCACACATCAAGACGTACATCATCTCGTCAAACGCTTTAGGGTGATCAATGGGTAAGTAGCTACAGTTAAAGCCAGCTACATTGTCACGATCAAGTGCTTCGCCAGCCGTCATTAATGCTCGCATCGACGGCATAACATCTAACTCGTAAATACAATTAAATATTTCTGACTGATCAAACTCGTTTAGCTCTACGCGATCTACCCAATAATTTAAGTAACGGTTGACAGTCTCTTCCCAAGTCTCTCGCCGCTGCTCTTCTGGCAGATAACGAGCATATCGAGATTTGTGGATGTATTGTTGATAAGCATCCATCATTCTTCTTCCTCCCCCTTTTTTTCTTCTTCGTATCGTTTACAAAACACATGTGTATGTTCTTGATCTACACAAATCAAAGAACCATACATAGGTATGCACTTCTCTCTCACAAAAGTATGTGAAGCATAGTCAGCGCATATTCTTGTGTCAGGCTCAGTAGCACAACCAGCAACTAACAATAAAAATATTAATCTAATTTTCATTTATGTAGTACCTCTTATTCTTTTTTGGAGGTGCTTCTCCCCTTCGTTTAAATTTTTTTTTACGATTAAACTTGTTTGTTCTTTCTTGTTTTCTATCCGTCTTCATCGTCATTTCTTTTTGTTATGTCTATCCAATCATCAGGGATGCTATTCTCTGAAAACCATCTAAACCCTTTTGAAGATGCCCACTCAGAGTGAGATCTTTTTGTACCGTCTTTACGACGCTTTGCTTGAGGCATAGGGGCTTCTGGGTCGGCGAACAAAAAGACAAGCTCTACATTATCAGGTAGTGCTTTCGCAATCCACACATACTTATTATATTCGTTGTGGTCCCAGAAGCGCCCCTTCGCTTCTAAGTATACTTTCTTGTCGTCGATATCTTTAATGAAGTCAGGGTTGTAAGTGTGTTCAACAATGTACTGAATCTTCTCTGTATGGAAGTTCCAATCATTAAGAATAGTTGAGTGCAGCTTATACTCCCAATTAGAATCGTAGCCAACAACAAGGTTCTTTTCTTGAGGCCGCTTTATTCTACGTGTTCTTACACCGCTTTTTATTTTAGGTTTCAATGTATTGTCTCGCTTATCTTTTTATCGTTAAAATATATTTCTAGCGCTTGATAGACAGTCAGTAACATTTCATCATCAACATATTTATTTTCTATGATGCTGGTAGCGCAGAGACAGATAAGTACTTCAATAGATATATTTCCATTCATTTGAAGTCCGTTAAATTGTAAGACTCCACGTCGCGCAGCGGGTCATTTTTTAATCTATGCTTTAGTTTTCTTTTTATCCAGCGCGGACTAAACATAGAATTCTTTAGAGTTGTTTGATTCCAATAGTAA